CGTCCGGCGCCACACGCGGCACGAAACGCGTGGCCCATTCGGCCAGGGCGCGCAGCGCGGCGGTGTCGCTTTGGTCGTCGAACGTTGCGACGTGCACGGATTTTCCGCTCGCCGCGATGGGGAAGACAACGGTTCGACTTTAGCGATTCAGTCAAGTAACATGGGGCAAGATTGCGACCGGCCCGAATCACGGAACAAACCATGGGCCGGTACCGCCGATCTTGCCTTCGCTGGTGACCCTATGGAGAACATCAAATGACAAACGCAACACCGTCGCGACGCGACGTTCTTAAGGCGGGTGTGACGTCGGCCGCCGCCATATCAATGGAGATATAACCCCATGTTTCTGCGATTAAATTTAAATTTGTATTAGTTTTGGTACCCCATGTACCGGCATTTTCACCCGTTGCCTGTAATTCGATACCTAAATTATTATAACTTGAAGCCATTTATTTTTCTCCTTAAGGTGCTGTTACATCTGTATACGTAATATTTGAACCTGTGTCAATATCCGCATAGGCAAAAATTCCGCCACCGCTGGATGTTGTCATACTAGCAACGCTGGCTGTAGCAGAAACTCCAGTTAATCCCATCATCATTTCAGTAGGACTAATTGATCCTACACTGCCAGTGGCTGACACTCCTGTCAAGCCCATAGCCATTTCAGTAGGACTAATTGATCCTACACTAGCTGTGGTAGAAACACCAGTAACATCTATTAATTCAACACTAGAAATTGCAAGACTTCCTAGAGAAGTTGTAGCAGAAACTCCACTTGGAAAATCAATCCATGCAAAACCAAATGATCCAACTGAAGCAGTTGCTACTTGTCCGGATAATCCTTGTGTGTGATCGGCTCCAGCATTAATAGATAAAGATCCTAAAGAAACAGTTGAACTTACACCGGTTGGTATTTGTGTAGATGAATATTTAATATCGGGACTTCCAATAGAAGCTGTTGCTGAGACTCCAGTTAATCCCATTACATCAGCGACTTCTAATACAAATACACCACCCCATGAACTTCCACCCCATCCTGGATAGCCCCAAGTAATGGGACCTGATAAAGCACTAGCTGCAACTCCCGTAGGCTTCACGGTTAAAGTATCGATACCCCAGACACCTTCACCCCATTTATCGGAACCCCAACCTACATTGGTGTTGCCAACTGCAGTGCCTAATGAAACAGTTGCTGAAAGACCTGTTAGAGCAGTACTGACTCCATCTTGTTCACCCCATGAATTATAATTCCAAGCATTAGCACCCCACGTATCAAGACTAAGGTCCATAATACCTCCCATGCCAATACCATGAACCCAACAGGCAAAATAAAAATCTGTTTCTGAAGTAGGTGCAATTTCTATGTAACGGGTAGTAGCTGCATTAAAAGTTGTTGTATTGGTATAATCGGATTGATTACTTGATCCGTCTAAATAATAAGTGACTCCGGAAGAAATAATTCCGGCACGCATGGTTCCAAGAGTAGAACTGTTAGAAGTAGAAAAAATTAATGGATGACCGTCGTTACTTGAACCTGATTGTTCTAACCGTACGGTACCACTTGCGACCCAAGGAAAAGTAAAGCTTGCTGGCTGAGAACCATCAAACGTATAGATGCTACTGGTATTACCCGTTACATATTGTGTGCCAGTTGTAACGGCAATTGTAACTGTTGAATCAGCCATAAGGAATTCCTCCTTATGCTATTCTTAATATAGCGTCCGAAGCGTCAGCTGTTGGGAATTGAATTGTAAAAGTCCCGCTTGAAACTGTTTTGTCTCCACCAAAAGCAATGGCAGCTACAGCATCAGTTGTTCCTGTGCCTGTACCAGTTGTCGTGTTATAAATTAAACACCCATTCGCGGTAAACGAAGCACTTGTCCATGAAACGTCCGCAAAATCACAATACGCAGTCGTGCCACTAGACGTTGGAGTGACGCTCGTTAGCGCTTCTCCTCCGGCCGTGTAAGCGGTTCCGGATGTATTTGTAATTTCATTAGTAGCGTTATAATCAGTTGTACCTGCTCCCAGAGTTACTGAACTTGTATACAAAGCAATTTTGAATGTGTCGCCAGTCGAAGCTGTAAAGTCCATTTGACCTTTTAGTATTAAAACTTTGAATGATGTACACACTGCTGATGTTATTGCCATAATTTACTCCTTGTTATTGAGGCGGCGACTCGATTGGTATACGAATTGTTCCATCCGTATAATCGTCTCGTCTACGTCTTCCAATTTGCATTGCTGCAAATTTCTCTATTTCCTGTTTATACTTGTTTTCATAGAGTGTCAACATCTCCATTGGTCCTTTTAAAAATCCATAGGCTTCAACAAGGCAAGCATATAATAGCCCTTGAGGGAAGTTTAAACTAATAAAATTGGTATTATCCCCTTCTAAAGTAGCGGGCATAAGATTAAAATGAATTTGCAAAGCATACGTCGCATCAGGAACAGGCGCTACCATAAATTTGCCTGAAGTCGTATCACTTAAAGCTGTAGCCCCTCCAAACATAGCATAATATTTAGGGTTTCCTGTTGAAGTATTAGCTGGAATATATTCATTTAAAAAAGTTTGATCCCGTTTTAAGAGCCAATTATTCGATCCTGTGATGGTTCCATCAGTAGCTGTATAGATTTGAATTCCCCTAACAAATAAACATCCTGCTGGAGCATTATAAGTTTGTTGCCCGGTTACTAAAGACGCACTTTGTTGTTTACGATCTGCATCGATAGGCACATCGTACATAATTCTTTGTTGAGCGTTTAAAATAAGATTTTCTAATATAGCATCAGTAAAAACCGTAGCACTTACTTCGGTATAGTTCTTAATCATTGTCTTTAAACCTGATGCACTTAATCCTGACATTATGCTCTAGTATTGACGGGTCCTGCGAACCCTTCAAATCCTCCTCCTGCTTGTGCTATTGTTGCTGATGATACTAATGGAAACGTATAACTATTATCGTCAACTTTAGTAACGGAATAAGTTCCGGCCACACTGTCACCAGCTGAATGAGCCGATGCTGTAGTTGTTAAAGGAGTTAAATTATAGGTTGGTGCTCCTGTTCCCCGTGTTAATCCTGTTAAACTACTTCCAGATTTTCCAGTATACTCAATTGTTTCATTATCATTACTTGCTTCGTCTATGACAATATATCCTGCTGTAGGAAAATTGGATGCATCGGTCAATGTTAAAGTGGTAGCACTGTCTGTAAGATCAGATGCTAAAGTCGTTTCCATCATAAAAACGGCAGCTTGCACATCTCCAGAAGGTTTAATAATATTTCTAAATCTTACGGCATCACCAGTTGATCGTCCATGATCATCTTGAGTTACCGTGACTGTTGTACCCACACTTGTGGTAAAGGGATTATTGGGTAAAATTGTAGGTGTATAAAATTCGGTTCTCGCTGGACGAGGATGTTCTAAAGCCTGTGGATCCGATCCTTTAGGTTTAGGAAATAATTGTGGTTGTTTAGATTCATATTCTGAAATATGAACCCACATACCAGTCCATTCTCTCACCATTTCTCTATAGGGATATGCCAGACCTGAACGATCTGAAACCATTAATGAATATTTACCTTTTGAAAAAACTGCCATTATGTTATCGCTGGGTAATATGCTTTAGGAGTTATATATGCACTAGATGGCGACCCGTCCTCCGTTAACGCCCTAGCTAACTCATCCTCATAAAATAATTTTAACTCCTGTGATCTTTGAGGAGAAAATTTTTGACTTAAATAAAAAGCTAGTCCTGCTGTCATACAAGGAGCAAAACGATAAGGAACATTTGTAGCATTAGTAAAAGCTCCTACATCTTCAATTCTTTGTGTAAAATAAATATGTAAAAAATTACTAGCTGCTGTTGAATTCGGTGTTGGATAAAGAGTTAAAGTAACTTTATCAATAAATCTTTGAATCCAAAATTGAGAAGGTGTGGATTTAGTTAATTTATTAGCAGTTCCAGCATAAGTGGATCTATCAATTTTTTCTAACGTGGTATCTGCTTGAGTTGTTAAACCTTTATTGGTTCTGTAAGCACACTGAGTAATATCAGACAATGCATAAGTACTTGTTCCTGTGGTGCCTCCCACAGTCGTTGCACTTGTTCCGTCTCCAGTTGCTCTATAGAAAACGTATTCTGGTATACCCTCAGTTAAATCAACATTCGTATCGCCTACTTCCCAATAGTGAAGTCCACGATTTCCCCATTCTTGAAATATAAGATTTAATGATCTTTTAGCTGAACGTAATTGATTTCCTGCTGCGCCTACGAATCCGATACGTTCATAAGCATCCGTTATGATATCGTCTATATAATATGTCTTATCAAAAACTACTGTTCCGGAAGTGGTATTTGCCATTTAGACTCCTACCCGTAATAAAC